CCGGCCGCGAAGACGGGTACCGGCCGTCCACGTCCCGAGGCAACGGTCGCGCAGGACGCGCAGGTCCTGGAGTACCTCTCCTCGGAAGATGTCGTGCAGGCCGGCGGCAAGACGAAGGCCGAGATCGCGGAGGCTCTCTCGCTGGAGACGAACAAGGTCTACCTGTCGCTTTGGCGGCTGGGCAAGCGTGAGCACAAGATCCATCGGACGGGCTCCGGCGCGTCCGCGAAGTGGGTGGCTGGCGAGGCCCCGGCGGCGACGAACGAGAGCGTCGCCACCGAAGTGCCGGCGGCCGCACCCCAGGAGGAGACGGTCGCGATCTGACGTCCAGACCCGTCAGGTACACCGACTCCCCTCCCACCGCCTCACACCTGCTGCCCCGGTGTGGGGCGGTGTGGTGTCTACGCGAAACTTGATAGAATCGCGTTATCACCCAGTGGGAGGTGTTAATGTCACTCAACATGAATGATCCATATCTTCGAGCGGAGCGCCAGCCGCCGTCGATCCTCGCCCTCGGCACACGATTGAAGCAGGCATACGGAGTTGGCGCCGACAACTTCGGATGCAAGGGGAACGAGTACCACTACAGCGGCTACCACCGCTCACGGAACTTCCTGCTCTACAGTGACTCCGGCAACGGTGGTGACTACTCCACACAGGGGTCAAAGAACCAGGGCGGCAACGGCGACAACTGCTGCGGCTGGGACCTCACACCCGGCGTGTGGGGCACCAGTGACAACCGACGTAAGATGATTGAGATTACCAAGCGTCTTCGCGCCGCGGCGCGTGCGAATGATCCACGACTCGCGGCGTACTACGAGTTTGCCGGCACCGAGGACGGGTCGCACGTCGTCACGTTCTACGCGCAGGGTGGCGAGGCAAAGGATCCCTTTGACTCGTCCCATCTCGATCATGTGCACGGCTCGAAGTTTCGCAGCATGGCAGACAACGATGACACCGGTGTCGGGGACATCATTCTCGGCATCGGCGGCGTAGGAGAGGATGATGAGATGGGCAGTACGTACATCGGTGGGATCGTACCGTTCGACGCGAACCCCGATGATCCATTTAATGTGAACGTCGGCATCGTCGAGGCGGGCATCGCAGACCCTCGCCCGGCGTGGCTGGAGTTCACCAACGACGGTCCCGGCGACTACGCCGTGCGTGTCGTGTGGACCACCGGCGACAACGTCTACCACACGTTGAACTTCGCGGACGTCGTCGGCAACTTCGGCTACGACGGCACCGTCTTCAAGAAGGGAGTACGCGGCTGGGTGCAGCTACCCGATGCGTGTGTCTCGCTTGCGATGTACCGGAAGGCCGTGAAGGACGGTAGGCCCGTTCCGCCTACCACTGACAACCCGATCAAGGGACGATACGTCGGCTTCGCCATCGAGCGCGGCGCGGTCGGAACCCACTAGTCACGTGGAAGGTCTCCCACTCGAACTCTTCATCCGCGAGTGGGGTCCCGCCGGACTCCTCTCGCTGTTCGTCATACTCGTCATGTTGGGCAAGCTCGTTCCCATCAGTATCCACAAAGATGTGCGCCAGCAACGTGATGAGTGGAAGCGAACGGCTGAGGAGGCCCTTAAGCAAAACACCGTGCTACTCGAGACGGCGCACACTGCGAACGCGACGTTCAAGGCCCTCAAGGCCGTCGCCACACAGGAACCAGAGGCGCATGAGTCTGCTCAGTAGGTTGCTTCGGCGGAGACCATCAGAGGAACTCGAGGCTGCAAAGGAAGCACATCGAGACATTCTCTCACGGAGTGAAGAAGTCACAGAAGTTACCACCTCACTGCGTGAGAGTGTCCGAAAGCCGAACAACCTCGCGCCTCTCATCGAGCAGATTCTCCGGAGCACGCGATAGATGGAAGAGTTCTGGATCGTCACAAGTATCACTACGCTCATCTTCGCAGCACTCGTGACCACAGGTCTCGTGATCACATACAGCTTTACCCAGTGGGAGAAGACGCAGGTTGGTCGGCAGTTCTGGCTAACGAAGCTCTGTCTCGCTGCCATCCTCGACTACTGGTGCGTCTCCGCAGTGTTCATCAATCCTCGAACGATGTACACCCCAACGATGCCCATCAGATGCGTCATCTGCCTCATCGTCGGCATCGTCATGCTCCGCTGGCTCATCATCCTCATCCGAGCGCAGCGGCAGATCAGGAGGAATCATGAGAATCTTCGGTCGTGAACCCGCCGTCATCATGGCGTTCATCGCGTCGGCGATCGCGGTGTTCAGCTCGTTCATCTTCCCACTGAGTGACACGCAGCAGGGTGTGCTCAACGCCGCCGATGTCGCGTTGTTCGGTCTCATCACTGCCACACTCGTTGCACATGAGAAGTTGCTTCCGGCGATCACCGGTCTCGCCAAGGCCGTCGTCGCCGTGGCCATCTCGTTCGGTCTTCACTGGTCACCCGAGCAGCAGGGACTCGTTCTCACGCTCGTTGCGACCGCCGCCGCACTCCTGGGCGTTCGGCCACAGGTGGTTGCGAGTGTTCCACCGGAGCAGGCTCCCTAACCATCGAGAGGCGCGCCTGGCGAGTACGCTGCCACCGATCGAAGAGACCTCGTGATACTGCGGTCACGAGGTCTCTTCGTGTCTGCATTTGTACCGATTTGACCTACCAAATTGAGTTCCCCAGACCTCCCTGAAGCCACTTTTTTGACGTCTGTGGCAACTACTGACGGCTGTTATTGATCTCTAGAAGAATCTTGTGATGATTTGTTGCACTGGACGCTCGATCCTGTTAGAGTTATCTTATCGGAACGGAGATGGAGAAAAACCGGAAGGGAAGCAAGCCCTGTCAGTGGAAGCAAGCTGCTGACACCGTCCGATTTGACCTTGTGGAGTAACGGAAACTCACCTGACTCTCAATCAGGAGACTGCGGGTTCGATTCCCGTCAAGGTTACGCGCAACACAGCGCAAGACGAAGGGACAAATGACCATGACGCAGAGCGTTGAGCTCGCTGAGGGCGGGAAGAACGTCCAGTTCACGGACCGGCAGGTTCCGTGGATGAAGCTCGGCAAGGTCACGGACGGTGCGGTCACGGCGAAGGACGCGGCGGCGCACGGCGGACTCGATTTCACGGTCTCGCTGCGCAACGTGTACTTCACCTGTGATTCCATTACCGCAGGACCGGATGAGATCGAAGATGGCAGTGAGACGAAGATGCAGGATGACATCTCACCGTCTTGCCTGCGCAAGATGACGAACCGCAAGATCGTCGTGCGGGACGACACGCTGGAGCCGCTGAGCATCGTCTCGTCGGGCTACCCGGTGCTTCAGTATCACGAGGCGTTCGACTTCATGGACGAGGCCATCACGCAGTTCACCAGCGAGGGCGCCAGGTACGTGGCGGCCGGTGCGCTGAAGGGCGGCAAGCAGGGATTCATGGTCGTGCGACTGCCGGACTCGCTGCAGATCTCTGTGCTCGATGGCGGTGACCCGCACGAGATGTTCGCCGTGTTGCGGACGTCGATGGATCTCACACGTGCGGTGGAGATCATGATGATGCCGCTTCGCGGCGTCTGCATGAATCAACTCACACTCACGTCGTTCGCGGCGAACGTTGATCACCGCTGGGCGGTGCGACACACCTCGACGATGAAGGACAAGCTCATCGAGGCGAAGATGTCGATGGGCAAGATGGACGCGTATGTGAAGCGTTTCAACGAACTCGCCACGCGCCTCGCGAACGTGAAGTTGAACGATGAGCAGAGCCGCATCGTTCTGGGCCGGGTCCTCGCCAAGGGTACGATGAAGGGCAAGGACGAACTCATCGACTCGCTCATCGAGAAGTGGAAGCACTCGCCGGTCGTCGGCTGGGCGGGCACCGGCTGGGGACTCGTCAACGCCGTGAGTGAGCACTTCGACTGGCGTAAGGGTGGAACCGCGGAGAGCAAGTTCCTGAACGCGCTTCAGGGTAGCACGCACAAGTACATCAACCTGACCACCGCGCACATCCTACGGGCGTACGGCTCTAAGTGAGACAAAGCTTGATACAATAGAATAGAGAGGATACCGTCTAGAGGAGGACACAGTGACTGACCGAGAGCGAAGCAACGACACCCGTGAGGGCGAAGAGTACGGAAGCGCCTTCCCCGACACCGACAGCCAGCTCAGTCCCGGCAACACCGTCGTCGACGAGCCGGTGCGCGAGGGTCTCGACAACGCCGTCGAGAACTCGCAGGTTCGTACACGTGACGGCGAGTAAGACAGCAGCACCCAGTGGGAGGACTTCTCTGGAGTCCTCCCACTTCACTATATACACAGCATCCCGAGTGGGTTATATTAGTCCTTAGAAGATAAATGACGGAGGATGAAATGCGTGTAGAGATCATCGCAACGGACTGTCCTCGCGATTTAGCACCTGATGGAACATATACCGCAGTTGACACCCTCACGGGTGAGGCTGAGTGCGAGTGCGGTGAGAAGTGGATCTACGGCGCCTCTGAGCTGCTCGAGATTCTCAACAACCTGGAGGACTGATGGCGATCGAGTACCGTAGTGAGCGACAGGCGATTCGGCAGGCGATGCTGAAGGCGCAGGCTGAGTGGCTGGGTGACGCGGAGATGTCCGGCGCGACCATGACCGAGAAGACCGTCGCGCGTGTCATCGCCGATGCCTTTGGCACAGAGGCCAACAAGTACAAAGACGAAGTGATGAAGGAGATGAACGGTGACGTACCCAGCGGATTCTTCGACGATGACGACCCGAGCCCTTCAGGTGCACTACCTGAGCTTGGCTGAAGCCGCGCAGGACAAGGCGTTTCGACGCAAGGCGCAGATCACGGAGAGCTGTTCACGTGACATGCACATCAAGTGGATGGCGAACCAGGAGTTCTACGCGAGTCGCAACTTCGAGCACGAACTCGCACAGCGTGTAGGTACCGCGGTGAGCACAGATCCGTTGTGGAAGACATACGTCGCGGATCATCAGTGGTACATGCAGAAGGCGAACATGTACGGCAGCGACGCGATGAATGAGCTTCTCGAGCGACTGATCGGCATGATAGCACCGGTGGATGATGGCAAAGACACCGACGTCTAAGCCACTCGCGGCACCGATGCCCGATCTCTCGATCGGCGCGTGTCGCACCGCTGACCCAGATCTCTTCTTCGATGAGGAGATCGAGAAGCGTGACCTTGCACCGCCGGAGATCATGGCATACTGCGGACACTGCTTCATCAAGGAGACGTGCCTCGACTGGGCGATCGATTCAAAGCAGAAGAGCGGAATGTGGGGCGGCACCACACCGCGACAGCGAGAGAAGTTGGTCAAGAAGGCGACCCGGGTGAGCTGCCCTGGGTGCGCGAGTCAGGACATCTTCGAGATGCCGAGCAAGGAGATCTGCATCTCCTGCGGCATGTCGTGGCAGATCTAAGGAGGTGAATATGAGCACACAGATGGAGTCTTGCGTTGGCAAGACACATAAGGAGATCACAAAGATCTTCTTGGCAAAGCACGGTGCTATGGCGGACGCGATTAAGATTGACGCTAAGTGGCGGAAGATCGGCGCAGAGGCGTAGCGCACGCCTACTGGCGCTGGATGCGAAGTGCCTCTTCCCAGGCCTCCATCCAGCGCCATGCGTGCTTTTCAATCGTCAGCTCACTTACTGCAGCTCGTCCCTGTTGAGAGCGTTCCAGTCGATAGGCCTCATCGGTAATGAGTCTACGGACGAGACGGTACCACTCCTTGGGGGTTCTGGCGACGTCGCCGATTCCGTACTTCTCATGGAGTTCGAGATATGCCGGTGATGGCGACACCACGGACGGCACCCCGGCAGCGGCGTATTCCATTGGCTTAAGCCAGGACTTGGCACGATTGAACGTGGATGAGGCGAGGGGCGCAAGTCCAACACCGAGGAGTCCCAGTGCGGAGATCCAGAATGGAAGTTCCACGGCTCCCGTGACCTCAAAATCCTCACGTCGTCGGAGGCGAAAAGCTTCGCGTACTCCGATGTCGGGTCCGATGACTCGAAAGTGATGGCCCTCTTCCACCAGTCGGTGAACTGTGTTACCCAGTGCTGGAATGTCTTCCTTATGCGAGTGAACACCGCCACCCCAACCGAACACCGGTGAGTCCTCATGATCCACCTCCAATGCCTGCGCGGGGACGTAGTTGGGGATCTTACGTGACACTACACCGTACTTCTTGACGAGAGCGTCGGTCGTAGCAATGACCATCGTCGCGCTGTTGAAGGCGACCTCCGACCATGCCCACGAGTGATCAATCGCTGGATGACCTGGACGCTTCTTCGGATGTAGTGCGAGATACATCGGATTCGTCATTGAGATGTTATGAAGATCATCATCGACGTCGATGACGACCGCCGTTCCACGCGCACGAATGAGTGGAATGGCCTGCGCGAGATGCTTATGCGTGATGCGCTGTAGTACGATGACATCGTACTGCTCGGGATAGTGAAGATGATCACCGGTGAGGTTGCCATCGTCACCTACCTCTGCAGAGAACATGTTCGCACGGTCGCTTGGATGAATGATCTCCACATCGTGACCATCAAGCTGTAACTGCATCGCTGGCCAGATGAGGCGATAGTGACCACATCCATGAAGATCAGCGGGAAAGACTCCTACCTTCACCAGCGATCAGGCCTTCCTGAGGTGTTCGCACTGTCGTGATGCCAGTACCACGTCTTCGCAACCACGTGGTGTATCTTCGCACCCATCTCGAGGCAACGAAGCGTGAAGTCCCAGTCTTCGCCATAACGTTGACCATCGACGAGCTCGCCAGTCTCGCGAAAAGATGCGAATCCGACCTTACGAGCGAGCTCAGTCCGTACCAACGTAGTGATTGTCGTCTGGCGTGGGATCGCGTCAGACCACGGCTGCAGGTAGTGTGAAACTGGAAATGGATCACATCCACCTGGGATCGTCTCAAACCACGAGTAGACGTAGTCCGCAGTGTGCGCATGCGCAGCGTCCCAGAGCGTACGCAGGTGATCGGGCATGAACTCATCATCATCATCGAGGAACGCCACCCACTGGGTATCGACCTGATCGAGTGCACGCTGTCTCGTCGCAGCGGCACCCTGCTTTGCGTAGTCAATGGCAACCGCCAGACCGGCCGCTGGATGCGTCTGAGCAAGGACTGAGGCCACCGCACGCTGCAGTAGACCCACACGTGGCGGGATGGTTGGGATGGCGACTGTGATACCTGGCTTCAGTGCCACGTCGACCTCGCGATCCACATCTGATACGTGTAGTACGGAAGATTAAGTGTGTCGAGCCAGACACCCTGCCACCCCGTGGTGTCGAGGATGGTCGCGATACCGAGTGTGTCCCAGCCCCAGTAGTGTTCGTAGTTCTTCTCTGGATCATCCTCACCCAGTGGGGTGGTGATTGCGACCCACTTGAAGCTCTTCGATGCGTCGTGTAGAAACATGTATGGATCGTTGAGATGCTCGAGCGTCTCAGAGCAGATGAGTAGATCACCCGTGACCTGCCTCACACGCTCCTCGATCGGACCGTGCTCGATGGTAAGATGTGGTGCGTCTACGAGATCACCGTACATGCGATCGATCGGTTCGCTGAGACCACGTAGCACCGCACCGTCACCACATGAAAGATCGACAGCGAATGCGATCTCAGAGCGCAGGCTGAGAAACGTGTTGAGTCGTGCGATCGTCCATCGAACTCGCTCAACGTGCTCATCCCACTGCAGGTGATCATACGGCTTAGCGTAGAGCTCAGCGATCATCTCATCACTGTGCGCGGGCCGAAGTCGCTTGATCACTTCGTACCTCGCGCCACAGCGTGGATCACCTGGAACATGCCGGTCGTCTCATGACGCACGACGTCGAAGCCAGACCGCTCCATGAGAGTCTTATATCCGTCCTGGTCCCATGCCCACGCATGGCAGCCATCATGCGATCCGATGTGCTCGGTCCACGGCGATGACGCGACGAGCTGAACACGATCACCACGATCACGAATATTCTTCACCATGCCGTGCGGATCGGTGAGATGCTCGAGGACCTCAGTCATCACGTAGACATCGGCGTTGGGCACGTGCTCGAATCCCGTGACGAAGTCGAACGAGAGTGCGTTGACGTTGCGCTCGTCCCATCCCTTCACGTTGCTGGGCTGGAAGTCGTAGCCGAACGAGTTCACCCACGGTAGACGTGAGATGAGTGAGAGAAGACCACCATCACCACATCCCAGGTCGATGACGATGGCAGGTGCCGTGATGCGTGTCTCGACACGATCTACTGCCTCACGCACGAAGTCCGCGGCGAGTCGCAGTCGACCCTGATGCACACCCTGCTCGAGGTGTGGCGCACGCTCACGGTGTTCGTGAAATGCAAACGACGAGACGTCCGCGAAGTCACCCTCGTAGAGCTTGTACTCAGCCATGAATGAGCTCCTGAAGCTTGAAGATGTCACCCTCGAGTAGGGTTCGCTTATAGTTTTCGAAGACTGCCTCGTCATGCGCGTACATGCCGCCGTCGTTGACCTCGACGTAGCCGTCATCCCACTCACTCTTACCGGCGATGGGGTGCATGTGCTCAATGACGACGTCACCAAGGTAGATGAGGCGATCCAGTCGGATGCCCCACTCCTTCCACGTGTTGTCGAGGTACATGTGAATGAAGCCAGGCGGCACCATGTACCCAAGCTTCTTGATCATACCCGCGGTCATAAAGACCTGTGTGGGAAGGTACGAGCCCTGCAGTAGGTCATTTCCGTACACCACCGCGTGATCATATGTCTTAAACGCGTTGCGAACGGCGATGTCCCAGCCAACCGTGCGCGGCCGGTGATCGTCACCCATGAAGCCGACGATGTCTGTGTCGAGTGTGCCTTTTCGCATTACTCGTGACTTGGCCACCGCGTTGAGTGTGCCAGCGAGACGAAGACGTGGCCCAACGACGAGCTGATATTGCTCGTCATCAGGCGCATGCTTCATTGCATCGATGTAGTTGTCGCGCTGCAAGTCATCGTCATCAATGGCTACGACGAGTGTAGCACTCGCGCCGGTGGCGATCCAGCAGTCGAGCAGGTCTCTGATGTTTCCTGGCCGTCCTCGAGACGGCACAATAACCAGCATAGACTGGATTGTACTGGACTTTTCACGTCACAGCGAATCCGAATGAGTACTCGGTTGACGTGCCGATGTTTGTGATGACGAGTGCACGTGGTCGGTTCGCGGCGGCGTCATGCGTGACGTTTCCGGTATTGGCAACGATCGCCAAAACGATATCCGCGGTGATGTCCGCGGTTGTGTCATTACGGATGTAGATCTTACCGTAGCAGTTCGTCTGAAGACCCGGACCGCCACAGTACGAGCGATAGAACGCACCGATCTGCGTACCCGCGGTCGAGGTCTTCCACAGGGAGAAGTCGGCGAGACGGCCGGTGGCGTCGCCGAACACGCCGCCGATGTTCTCCACGCTGTACGCCGTCTTTGCACGAAGTACACAGCCCGTGACGGTGAGAACACCGGTGTTCGTGGTGCCGATCGCGGATGACGATGAGAACGACGACGCGACCTGTGGCTTCTGCACGACGAGATCCCACAGTGTATTCACCGCGTCCGTCATGGGCTTGCCCCAGTTGTCCCAGTCAAGCTTCGAGCCCTTTGGCCCGATGTTGACGACGTTACTCATCCCCACACCGTCCCATCATCCCAGAAGTTCGTGTCCCAGTAGGCAATCGTTGGCGCGCCACGAACGACGAGACTCTGCGAAAATCCCTCTGCTGGCGAGAACGATGGATCCCGACCAGTGATGCGATATCGCCCATTTACACCAAGTCCATTCTTATCCACAACTGTGACGAGATCGCCAAACTGCAGTGTCGGATCACCCTTAATCGTAAGACTCGTGATGACTGGCCGTGACACACAGAGATCACTTAGCAGCTTAAGCGCAATTGACGCGGCGATGTCGGAGGTCTGCACCCAGGGGGACGCAGACACACTCAACGTCTGCTCGTTAAACTCACGAATCGAATCGGTGTCGACATACGTCACCGGAGCGAACGATCCATTGAGCGGTGCGAAGAATGTGGCACGCACGTGAAAGTTTGGCTGACCGGTGTTGTCGACGAGATACATCGTTGAGCCAGACGCGTTATCGATGCGAATGGTCACCTGCCCTGCCACGTCACTTATGATCTGCAGGCCCACCTGCGTGGTAAGGTTTGCACCCGTGCCATCTGGATTTGAATATGCTGTGAACGGTGTGTTCCACACATTTGAGATGATTGGTCCTGGCACACTCACGGTAAACTCAACGGATTGACCGACACCGATCGCGATGATGCCTGACGCAGAGAAGATCTCAGTGTCACGATTCAGTGCGAATGGTGTGTATCCCACACTGATGATGTTACGAATCTGAAGCACACCTGACTCGTAGCCAATGTCCGCGATCGACCTGCGAGATGTGACCATCTTCTGAATCGTCTGCCCAACATCCGACGCATCGCTGCGACTCGTTCGATAGTGAGGATAGCCATCCTCATCAAAGAAGAACGCGGCAAACTCAGCGTTTGCGATGTCAGAGACGATACTGAACCCATCAGCGTTGATGTCGATAAGCGGAAGAACGTCGAGAACGTTCTCGCTCTTATCAATGAACGCGGTTGGCGTGAAGTTCTCATTGGCGAACGCGTCGGTGAGCTGGATACCGTTGCGTCCTGAGTTGACGTCGTATCCACCCGCGATCTGCAACTCACTGATCTGAAGACCGTCGACGAGTGTGAGATTCGCGGTGGCAATGACAAACGTGACGACTGAGTTTGCCCACGTCGTCATTGCGACCGTGGTCGTCACACTGTCAAGGCGAAACTTCACCGAGCCGGCGACCGAGTCCCAGCTAACGCCTAGAAAGTGCCAAGTGCTGTCGGCAGATACCGTCGGTCCTGTGATCGTTCGTGAGACGCCACCCGGGAACTCAACACGTAGTCGCACTACACCGGTCGAGAGAATCTCAATCCACGCGTCATACACTGCACCGTTGTTGTCGGCGAATCGCAGCTGCATCGTACTCGTCGAGTACACACGTCGAACCCACATCTGCGCGCGTCCGACGAACTGACCCGTGCCACTGTCGAGCCAGAACCACGAGTTGTTCAGCTGCCAGCTAATGTTCGTCTGTGAGCCTTGTCCCTCATTCTTCGTCGCGGCAACGAACGGACCGATCTCGAATGCCACACGCTTTAGGATCGAGATGTGTGCAGTCGTCGTGTATGCGTATTGGATGTAGCCCGTGAGAGCGTGGGCAGAGCCGTGCATTGGAGCCCAGATCGCAGTCGTACGATGAGCTAGCGGTGAGGGAAAGAAGCCTAGTCCAGACGCGGTTGGAAAGACAGAGTCATACGTGAAGATGCCGAGTGTCGATGGACGTGTGCGCCAAAACGCGAGAAAGAAGAGACGTGACACCATCCACGTCGCCTCGAGTCCCGGATACGTCGGAAGTGATGACCCAGACGCGCTGTCGAGACTCGTCGGATACACGGCGGCGATGTTTAAACCCTGGTTCGTATTACGCATATCTTCACGTCGATCAAGTGCCTTGATCGTTGTGGTGCGATCACTCGACCCACTGGGTGCTGTAGTGTAGCCCGTGAAGATCGGGACTTCCTCACGACCGTTCTCTGTGATGAAGCGAAGAAGCCACTGGGTCTTTCGCCGAATACGTGTCTTACCTGCGTACGGTGAGTCAGCGTTGAGCTCACTGAACGTCCACGCCGCATGTTGCGCTTCATCACCCGCGAGTCGTGGTGTGAGAGTGACGCTAAAGCCAATCGTCGCGATCGCCGAGGTGCCAACACCACCTGTGATCGTCACACCTTTACTGTAGATGCCCTGTGCGACGTTTTCAGCGGTCATCACACCCATGCGAATGCTGGGTTGCGCCTGTGCCGAGCCATTCGCAACGATCTCTGCCTGCTCTGTGTCACCACCCAGTGGGGTGAAGGCCGTGCCTGTGATGGCGTACGACGCCGCCGCGCAGAACGTCACGATCGTCGAGTTGGGTACATCAACCTTGACGGGAGGAAGGTTGATCGACGTCGCTGTGGTGACGTTATCTTCACCCTTCTGTACGAAGTCGGTGATGCCCATGATGTTTTGATCACCTACGACGACGGCCGCCGATGCGTAAACGAGCGTCTTTGGTGCGGGAAGATCAATCGTGTAGGTAGCTGGCTCATTGTCGGCAACCCTCCTTTGCAGAAGAAGTCCCTCGAGTCGTGTGTTGCCGATACCACCATCACCTCGTAGTGACATGGGAAGCCACGTCACATTCGAGCGAATGAGCGGCTGCCACGATGACATTGATGAGCCGAAGCCAGGCAGCGCGACGAAGATGGCGATCATGACGACGTCACCCGTCTTTGCATTCGCGGGACGCGCTATGCTCCATTGCGCGGATGTTCCTGCGAACGACGTGGTGCCAACCTGTCGCACAAATGCCGGGATCGCGTAGCGCGTTGTGTTTCCACGACCGATCTTAGCGGTGAGCTCTGCGACCGCGACACCCGGCACCATCTGAACCTGCTGCGGTAGGCTACTCTCAAGTGATTGCGACACAGCGAGAGTGTCAACCTTATATGACAGGTTATCGATGTCCTGAATGCCGTCATTGTCCCAGTCAACCGTGAACGTCGAGTCAATGATGCGTTCACCCGAGTCGATGGCCGATCGCAGTGCGGCAGAGACGCTTCTCATGTCACCTCCACCGCCACGTAGTTTACATTCGTTCGCAGGATGCGTGACACGCTCTCGTTGTCCGATCGGACACTCACAAGCGGCTGCCCTTGACCGTACTCCCACTGGGTGCATGCGCCCGTCGGTGTGATCTCAAGCTGCAGCTGATCGAGCCAGACGATCGTTGGCTTCGTCGTACTCAGTGAGAACGCGTCGACACGCCAGCCGTTCGTCCCAGCTAGGACACCAGTGCCGCGAGTAATGAGACGCGCAAACACGGCACCTACGGGTGCCTGATACGTCTGCGTGGACTGGCCCCACGTTGTGAGCGGTGGTGAGATGCTCGCGACGTTGATGCCGATCTGGGCGTGTGACGAGTTGTACCAGACGACACCGACATCACGAGAACCCGTTGAGCCGGATGAGAGTCGCAGAAATACATTCACCGTGTAGTTGCTACCGGGAACGACCGCGATCTCTTCAGAGACGACCTGCGGACCACTCGTGACACCATCAGGTGTCATGAACATCGAGAACGATCCCTCAAAGAACGTACCATCACGTACGGCAGTCGTTCCCGTTGGTGTCCAGTTTGAGACATCAGTCTCAAAGTATGGGTTCGCGTTCATCACACCTGTGACGGCGCTTCCCGTCACTATGAACTGTGGTTCGAGGTACACTCCCGCGGATCCAGCGGGAACGAGACCTGTGATACAGAACGGCGTGGCAGATCCGGTGACCGCACCGTAGCCGGTTGAGCCACCAGAGGCTCGAACGGTCGACTGCACAGCACCGATGCCGTTCATGAAGACGATCTGAGGAGTAACCGTCAGAGCACCCGTAGAACCCTCTGCCGGTCCCCCTGCCCGGATCTGCCCAGACAACGCGACGGTGGCACCGGGAGGAACGCAGAACCCGTAGAGGCCGGTCTGAGTGGGTACACGTAGTTGGCCAGCGGCCCCAGTCACCGGCTGCCATGACCACTGCAGTGATCGCTCACCCTGTGCTGCCCAGGTGATGTTACTCGAGAGTTGCTCAACACCGGCCACACCGGTGACGCTAAAGCCTTCACCTGTGTGCAATGCATCTGTGCATGACGCTTGGTTTGGTGTAAGAAGATTTTTCATTTGTGGATCAACGAGAATGAACGGCCCAATGCCACGCTGCCGTGTCGCGTACTCCATGAGCACTGACATGACGTCTGGCTTCAACCATGCGTGTGAGAACTGCCAGCTTCGACGAAGATACGGTGAGCGATCAACCGATAGGCCATCGAGAAGGTTGTGCACAGCGAAGTTATCACTCGACGCACGTGACCAGTCGGCGTTCGGCATCGGAAGCTGCGTCAGTGCACCTGGCTTACCCAGCCAAAACGATGGGAGGTAGGGATCGGTGCAGTTGTTTGGATTCTTAAGAGGACCTGTCGTAAACCCGAGACTCACTATCGCCTCCGCGCAAGCTGTGTCGCACCCTGCTCCGCAGAGAGTGCCACTGTCTGTGGGTTCTCCTGAATGCTACGCACCACCACTGGGTGAAGCTGGTCATCACCGATCTGCAGGTATGCGACGATCTGCGCGCCACCTACACTCACTGAGGGTGGCGCGGCGGCCTGCCCGTTGCCATATGACTGCGTACCAAGCTTAGTGACTGGTGTCTTAATCGACGAGCCAACCGCACTCTCCATGTCGAACCTATCGAGACCCTGCACGAATCCCTCGGCGCTCCATCTACCGAGCTTCGCGAACTCCTTCGAGGGAGACTTAATGCCAAGCGCGTCCTTCGCACCCTGATACGCACGACTAGCGAGATCACGTGCCTCGTTAACGAGCCAACCACCAGCGGACTTCAGTCCGTTGACGATGCCGCGAACCATGTCACGGCCGATGTTCTCAGCGACTCCGACGAGACCGCTAATCGTACTTTGAATGCGCCCAGGAAGACCACCGATCCAGCTGAGAATCTCCGCACCGTGTGCGACTACCCAGTTGTACGCGGCACGCCATGCGTGATCAAAGCCACTGCTTACGAGGTTCTGAATGCGATTGATGTATCCAAGGATCTTACCCGGTAGCGCACTGATCCAGTCAATGATCATCATGCCTGTGCTGAAGACCCAGTTATATGCCGCTACGAATCCATCCCTGAACCAGATGCCAACGTTCGTCGCAAGTGCCGGAATCGTAGTGGTGAAGAAGTTCACGATGTTATTGATCGTGTTCGTGACACCGTCACGTAGATAGCGAAGACCGGCCATCACACCGTTCGGAAGATCCGTTGTGAAGAAGCGGATCATTAGACCGATCATGTAGCCGATGTTGTAGGCGGTCTGGTTGATCGCATCAACGATGAACTGCTTCAACGCACCCGGGAAGGCACGGAGCCACGCAATCGCACCGTTCACGAAGCTTACGATGCCATTGACGATGCCTGTCCACAGGTTCGAGAAGAACGATCCAATGCTTGAGCCAGTGCTCGTGAAGAAGCTAATGACCGCGTTCCACGCACCTACGACTGTGTTCTGAATCCAGTGCCACGCGACCTTGACACCGTTGACGATGGTGTCCCAGAGATCAACGAACCACTGTCCGATACTCGAGAAGAATGGACCGATGCCACGAATGAATGCAAAGAGCCCATTCATGGCCTTCCACGCGGTACTTACACTGTCAAGTAGGAAGACAAATGCATTTCCTGCCCAGTGGACGATGACACCGAGGTTATGCAGTGTCTCTTGACCATCGGTTGACTTGAGATACTCATTCGCCTTCTGTAGCGCGGCGACGATGCCATCGAGAGTATCGGTGCCCTCATCTGCGAACGATCCAAGCAGCGTGCCAACGTAGATGCTCAGCTGCTTAAAGACCTCCCACAGCTGGGTACCAACCTTCCACGCCTTCTCGAGCCATCCTGTAACCTTGCCACCTTCCTCTGCCTCACCGAGCCATGTGGCGAACGCGTCAATGCCCTTTGAGATGACACCAAAGAAGCGCTCGACGAACGGAAGACCGGTGACGAAGAGGTTGCTCAATACCTCGGTGAGATAGACGACGTTAGGCGTGAGGTTGTCAATGATGCGAGCTGTCGCCGCAAAGAGCTTATTGAGGACATCTGTCGTCTTCGTGTTGGTAAAGACCGAGCCTAACTGAGCGAACATGTTACCGAACGCGCTCGCCACGAGTGGCACACCCGTGCGCAGCGCGGGCAGGACTGCGTTCGCAAGTTGTGTGAGTGTGCCAACGAGTGGCTTGAAGAGACTTTCCTGGGCAAGCTTCTGAATCTCACCGAATGGCTTGGTGAGCTTCTGGAACTCCTTGGCGACGGCTGCCGCACTTGGAGAAAGTTTCTTTAGTGCCTCATTGATCTTCTCAGGATCACCCTCGAGGATCGCACCAATGGCATCACTAAAGCCGTGGAACGCAAAGATGAGCGGTACGATTGCGGTGACTGCCACTCCCGCTGCAGCGGGAAGTGCAGCGAGAATGCCAACGAGTTGCGAGAGGGCACCTGCGAGGCCCAAGACAAGTGGTATGCCAACACCGTACAGTGCGAACTGCCCGACACTTCCGATGCCACTTGTGATCGTACCTACACTTGAGCCAACCTGACCAATCGTGCTACCCAGTGAGGAGCTAATCTTTGAGCCGAGTTCAGAGACCGTCTCACCAACGTTGGCGAAGATCTTGCCGATCGATGTGCCAACGGACTTGAAGATTCCCATGATGGAAAACCCGGTGCCGCGAGACTTCCGCTGCAGGCGATCGAAGTCACGGCCACCGTCGTCAGCGAGATCATCAATCGCGTGCTTTGCGACCTTCGTACCGATCTCGATGTCGACCCCAATGGAGCGACCGGCATCACGAGCGGCGTCCTGTACCTCATTAAAGGCGTGTTCAGCGACAACCTCAAGCTTGCTAAAGTGACCATCAATTGAGTGAATGAGGTTGGCGAACTGCTCCTTAATGGTGTCTGTTAGGTCATCAAGCTTGTTCTCAATCTTGTCGAACGACCGACCGAGGGCACGGTCAACATCACGATCAAAGTCCTTGACGTCGGGCTTGATCTCGACATATGCCTCATCGATCGGATCGTTCGCCACGAAACACCTACCTCATCATGCCGAGCTGACGCGCCGCCATGATGGAAGACTCAGATGCGTCGTCTTCATCCCACCACGCAGGCATTGGAGGCTCATCACGTGACTGCGCCTTGATGAGGGCACGGCGGCGAGCATCGTGCAACCTTGGCCCAGTCAGCTGGTTGTTCAACTTCGTCCGCTCTTTGTCTTCCGTCTGCTCGATGATGAAGTAGTGAATCAGGTCGAGCGCGGCTCGGAGGGAGAGCCGCCCAAGCTCAACGCCGCGGGAAACGCACCACCCGTTGAAGTACGACCAGTTTCTCCGTCGCTCGACCCAGTGGATGAGGGCGAGGACGGCTGGGTAGGGTGGCCGAGACCGTACTCCTCCAGGATCCATGGGATGATCTTCATGATCCGTCGGATGCCGATCTGCTTCTTCTTGACGAGCTCGCGGAACCGCGACGCGGAACCGGTCTCTTCCTCCTCGAGCAGCTCATCGAAGAGTGTGAGAAGAACGTCAAGGTTACCCGTCTCCTGCATGTCCTTCGAGAGGTTCTTGAAGGATGCGATCTGCTGCGCGATGCCGAGTGGGATGTCGGGTGCGCAGGTGAACTTGTTCTCGGGACCCACGTAGAACACCGGGACGACGTCGTCCGCGGCAAAGTCCATGATGTTGACGATATCTGCCACAGATCTACCGTAAACTGCCTCGAATTGTGTGTGTACTTCTAAGATCAATTCACAGCTTTGCGGCCTTCACGGCATCCTTGAGGAACGGGTTAGGTGGCATGCCCTTCACAGACTTCGCGAAGACGAACTCACCCATGTTGCCGTGCCATGCCAGTACGTTGGCGTTCCTCGGCTTAATCAACTGATGATGTGGTCCGTAGATACCCGTCCCGTCGTGCACCCATCTTGCGTAGTTCAGCGGTGATCCCACACGAAACGCGGGATAGCTGCGAAAGAGAAACGGTGTGATGGTGATCGACGCGCGCAAGTGTCCGGTCTTTACACGCTGCGGTGGACGCTGCAGGTTCTTCTTAGCGAGAGCCTGCACTCGCACCGCGCGCTTCAACATGTCCTTGGCGAGACCACCCTGTGGACTCGAGAGAATGGCATGCATCGCTGCGGGATTATACTTGTGACGCACTGGCATCAGCACGGCCCCCATCGGTTCGAGAAGCCAAGGTACAGCTGCTGTGTCACACCGACGCAGCCACCTTCTGGCCCAGTGGGGGTGGGTGCCAGCAGCTGATAGTTCAGGATCATGTTGTTGTCGATCATGAACTTCACCGACGAGGCTACACCAGAGAGCATTGCCTCGAGATCATCAAGGTTGACCTGCGCCGCATCACTCAGCGCGGTGGGCTCCGGGGCCTCTCCGTGGGCACCCGGACTCGGCGCACAACGTAGTGCGGTCACCTGCACCTGCAGTGCGAGATAGGGCTTGCATCCGTCGTCCGTGGCCGGTGATGGATTGGGAAATGCCTGCGAGAACGGTGCGCTCAGCCACTCGATGCCGAGCAGCCCACACTCGCATTCGTCCCACGCTAGCTGACCGGGAACGACGTACTCGCGCGCCGTCGTAGGCCACCCAGCGGGCGTCACAGCGAGCGACATACGCACGCCAGCCAGCAAGACCTGCAGTGCCGGGTAGAACGTCCCACTCATGCCGACCCCGCCCGACGTGGATTCGGACCGTCAATGGAGTAGACCTGACTGCGAGCGCGGAGTTTTCCCGGGTTGTATGCGGAAAGGAACATGTCGGTAAACTGCAGACCCAGACGACCCGCGTCAAGTGCCTGCTCGGGGTCGCCGAAAGAGAGTGACACACCCTGCCGAGAGAGTGAAGTGACGGCCTGAGGAAGGTTGCAATCTTGCCCACTGAGGTACTTTCCGAACTCGCATGCCAACTCGCCAACGGCTAGTTTACCAACCTCCGGTAGCGGCTCACCCCACTGGGCGGTGATGGACCACGTGCCTACCTCGGTGTCGTTCTTACTGAGGTTGTTGCAGAGCGGCCAGGTGCCGCCGTCCGTTCGGACGACGAGACGATTGTCATCGAGACGATACGCACTCGACGAGAGCTCTGTGCCGTCGATGAGCACCTGCAGTACCTGGTAGACACCACCCGGAAGTGTGACCTCCTCAACTGTGTCACACGAGCAGTCACTGGCGCATGACCCACACGTGAGGTTGAGCCACTGGCCGTTCCACCAGAACGGAAGTGGGTACGTCTGACCCGGCCAGATGCTCGGCCACTGGTTGCTGGAGGCCGGCCAGGGCATCCCCTGACACTCACGCCGACACGGACGTAGTACCTGCGTGCAGAGACCAAAGCGCTGCCCTGAGAGGTTCCAGATGATCTCGGAGGCGGACGCAATGGCGGCACCCGAGACCGCTGGTGAGAGCGCGCAGTCAGCGGACAGGATGTATGGAAGTGTGTCACAGGGACCCGTTCCCATACCACCACCGGCCTCGACGACCGTAATCGTCTCAGTCGCCGTGCCTTCGTTCGCCGTCCACTGGACGAGGTAGTCACCCAGGTTCGCACCGACCGGAATGGCCCACACGTATGTGTAGGTGCCAACGCCGATCTGCGTTCCCGCCGCCGCGTTCACCATCACCGCACCGTCACTAATACGTGTGATGGTCACGGTGAGTCCCGTTACGTTCTGCGTAGGGCCGCCCGGGAACGCGAAAAACTGCGCGACGAGCGTGGCAGCCTGGCCGCGAAGCTTAATCATGCATTCCTCCTATCGAGCGTAGAAGCAGTATGCCGCGTCATTTATGATGGCAGACGCGTAGTCGATCGTTGATGGGAAGCTCGCCTGTCCCGTGAGATACACCGACGGCCGAACACCGTTAATCGCAACGAAGTTGGTACCGGTGATGGCCTTGCCGGAGATCGTCGGGTTGCCGCCCGAGAAGTGTGCCAGGATCGCGAGATGAACACTCGTGTTGGCTGTCAGGTTGACAGATCCGCCAAGCGTACCTTCCACATACTGGTTTGCACTGGCCAGCTGCGTGGACATATCTCCGGTCTGGTCAAGCAGGTTACCCGCGGCATCATAGATGGCCATACCATTGACACCGGATGATGTGATGCCCGCCGCCTGCATCCACGTACCGAGCTTCGTCAACGTCATCGCACTTGGAACCCACACGCGGCATGTGATCAGTGTGCCCGGTGACAGTCCAAGTGGACTACCACCCATCTCGTACGGCCCGAGAGTAGCGAGCTTAAGACCAAAGATCGCGGCCTTGTGATCAAGCTGTGCTGCACCAGCCGGTGCCGTGGGTGTGCCATGTGTATGATCACCACGACTGAACGTCGCTGCCGCGCCCGCTGCTGGTGCGATGCCAAACGACGTCTCGGCGACTACGGAGGAGCTAGCGGAGGGCACCGTCGGAGCCGTTGGCGTTCCATGGCTATGGTCAGAACGTGCCACGGTGGAGGCTACACCGTTGGTAGCGGACTGTCCAAAGGCGGTCTCCGTTACAACGGCACCGAAACCTGGACCCGCGTGCGTATGATCTTGTCGAGATGACGACGTTCCCGCACCGGCCGCACCGGCAGCGGTAATGGACACCGCAGACGGAGTCGCGCTACCCAGTGGGACGTCTGCCGCGAGTGCGTTGGCCTGCGCCGTCGCCGCGGCACCTAGTGCGTCATATGCTGCGTTGTGATTGTGGTTTCCAGCCGCGGCCGTCGTACCGGTGCTGCCGAGCGCGGGTGAGCCATGTGAGTGATCGCCACGTGAATATGCGGTCGCCACACCGGCGGTCGCGGTCTGCCCATACGACGTCTCGCTGACGACCGTCCCACTGGGTGTGCCACCACCCCCGCCGCCACCGTGAGTGTCGACGTAGTCCTTTGTCGCCGCCTGGAGACCCAAAGACGGGTCCCCCGGCAGAACCAGTGGACCCGTCATCGTGTCACCAGCGACGTCGACCTTGTTGGGATCGCCTCCCGTGTAGCCGACGGCGGTCATTAAGCCTCTCCCATGACCATCCTTACGCGAGCGCCACGGCACCGGCCGTGATCGCTGGCGGCGGAGTCGTAGTGACGTTGAACAGACCGTGCGCACCTACCGGCATGGTGAAACCGGCGGGTAGCCACGTTGTGGCACCGGGACCGTCACCCCACTGGTATCCCGCACCATCGGTCTCGTTGGAGATGACCCAGTCGAAGACGTCGTTCTCCAACGTCCAGTCCTGCATCATTCCGTTGGTGACGTTCGGGAACGCCCAGTACACGTAGTACTGGTTGCCGCTCGCGTCACAGCCACCGACACCCGCGACCGGCTGCCAGAGCTCGAGCGAGTAGCGCGCGTCGAGCACACGGTTGTCGAAGACCATACCGGTACCGGTGACGGGACCAGAGCCGGTGAAGATCTCCTGGTAGCCCGTCTGCATCTGGATGAGGTCTGGAGACATCGTGCAGAAGTGGCCCTCGATGCCGATCCGCTTGAGGAATGCCGGGTCCTTCTGGTTGACGCACACCGTACCGTCGGCGAGCTTCTGCAGGAACTCCTGACCCTCTTCGTAGTCCGGCGAGAGCTGCACCGAGGTGAAGCCCTTACCCACCCACATGGAGGATGACGCACCGGTGACGGGGTTGCCGCAGGTATCGAGCTTGACTGCCCGGATGACCCGCGCCTTGATCGGAGAGATCTGACGATCAGTCATCGTTCCTCACATCACACGTTGATCTGGGCAGCGAAGTGGCAGCAGTCCCACCCGAGTACGTACGTGCGATACGCACGCATCTTCAGTGTGTTCGTGCTTCGATCGAGCGACTGCACCTCGGTCGCCTGCGTCTGAATGGTGCCACGATACATGAAGATCTGTCCCGTGGCGTACATCCACGTTGATCCGGGTGCGGGTGTGGTACCGCTAGGTGCCGTACCGGGATAGCCGGCGCCCGCGACGATGAGGTTGCCATTCTGGGTGTAGAGCTTACCGCCGCGTTCCTTCAGCATGTTCAGGTTCGCCAGAGCGGGGATCGCAGACTCCGGAACGTGAAGCACACCCTGTCCGTCATAGCATGCGGAGAGCGCACCCTCGAGCGCACCGATCGCGGCAACGGGACTGAGTGATCCACCAGAGACGATGACGGCCTGCGTCTGCAGTGTGATCTGAAGACCGCCCGTCACGACGGCCTGTGTGACCGGAGTCGCCGCCGCGAGGTGTGGGTAGACGATGTTGTCGAGACCCGCAACCTGTCCCGTCCAGAACGCCCGCTCAACCTGGTACTGCTCAGTCGTCGCGAGGATGTTGCGAGCATCATCCGCGGCGGTGTTCCAGTTCGTGCCAACGGGTGCGCAATCGACCTCGGAGAACACCGTGAACGGCAACGCGCCTCGATACGTCCGAGACGCGGTGGGATACATCCCGGGACCGGGACCACCTGTCACGCAGTAGTCAAAGATCGTACCCGCACCGCCACAGAGTGGCTGGTACTCCACACCTCCGAGAAGATGCGGATCGTCGACTGGACGATCGTCCACGACCGTGAAGAGCCCGTACGGCATCGGCTGCCGACGTGGCGGATCGACGAGCATACGAAGCGGGCGACTTGAGACCGGCATCGCTTACCTCCCTCGTATGCTCGTCTCACCCAGTGGGATCATGTTGATCAGGATCAGACGTCGCAGGCGGTGAGGTCGGCGGCACCGACGGTGCCGTCCGGGCAGATGTTGATGACACCGCGGCGGGACTCGTGACCGATCTTCGCGATCAGCCAGCACTCTTCCATCCACTCGGCCGTGTGGTCGTTCGTGGCGTTGAGGATGGAGTCGCGGATGACGCCCAGGTCGAGGCGGAGACCCTGACCCATCACCCAGGTGCCCGGTGAATACATCATGAACTGCACCGACGTCGGCCACGCCGTCAGCACCGTGCTGGTGCCGAAGTAGCCGCTCGAGCGCGTCTGCCAGTCGCCGACCCACTGCACGCGGATGTTGATCGCGTCGAAGAGCGCCATCAGTGCCGCGTCCGTCATGGACAGCATCGACGTGTTCTCACGCGTGCGCTTACGCAAGTCAGACCGCATCATCGCACGGAGCCAGCGCGGCAGAACGACCTCGAGGATCGCACCGTCGGCCATCGCGTACTTCTCGCGGTAGTCGATCGCGGAGAGCTCCAGTGCGCCGAGGACCGGCGACACGACACCCGAGCCGGCGGAACCGAACGTACCGGTGACCGCGGCGGAGTTCGTGAACAGCTGCTGGATGCGCTTCGCGTTCATCTTGTGAGCGTGCGCGGCGAACAGCAGTCGGGTGTGGTTGGAGATCAGCTCGGGGTAGGCGTCCTCGGTGAGGTTGCCAACCGTGAGACAGAGACCGTCACATCCGAGCCGCTCCTCCGCAAACGACGGGCAGGGAACACGTGCGCAGGTCTTCGTACCGGACTGTGCGGTGCCGGTGACGGCCGCGATGTCCTGCGTCTCGGACCAGGACCACATCGCGGCGTTGCCGACCAGGTCACCGAAGGACGGCGACACCGGGAAGCGCATGCCACCTCGGTTGATGCCGACGGTCGGGAGGTCGAGGATGCCATCCACCGCGACGATGTTGTAGAAGTCGTACGAGATCTCAGACGGCGAGCACCAGCCACCGGCGGCGACGAGCGAGTCAACGTCGGTGACGTCCTTCATGATCTGGTCGATCTCAGACGGATGCGCGTTCGGATCGAGCGTGTAGCGGAAGTCCCGCTGCAGCGACGCGATCGGATAGCGCGTGGTGTCATCGCCGCGAGCCAGTACCGGAAGACCGCGAGCACGTGAGATCATCGCCGCGACGAGCTCGTCCATGCCGGCCAGCTGTGAGCCAACGGCGTGGTTCGGGATGTCGGCCGAGGCAACGAGAACCGACTCACGCCGCTCGCCCAACACGCGGCCGGTCAGCGGCTCCTTCTGACGAAGCGCGACCTCACTCAGTGGGACGTTGAGACCGCGAGTACCCTTCTCACGCGGATTGGTCGTCGCACCACCCTGCCGCGAGGCACCGGCGGTGACGGCTTCCTTCTCGCCGTCCTTGTCCTTCTCGTCCTTGCCGGGCGCGTCCTTGCTGGCCAGCTCCGTGGAGACACCCTCGACGAACTCGTCCATGGACGCGAGCTCAGCGGCGGTCTTGGCGGCCGCGGCGGCGCGAGTCTCGATCGTCTTCTTGGTCGTCTTGATGCCGGCGGCCAGCGTGCGCAGGCGCCCCATCGACTCGTCGTTGAGCTCGCCACCACGAACCGTCTGGAACTCTGCGACGGCGCTTTCGTGAAGTGCAGAAAGCTCCTGGTCCGACAGAGAGGTCACATCCTCCGGGAAGGACACTCCCTTGTTCTCGTCAGGCATGTATGACCTCACTGTACGCTAGAAACTTCCTGGTGTCATAGTATTCGATCTCCGATTACACGGCAAACTGTGTGAACTATCGCTGCGCGGAGACGTTGCTCGAGGCGTTCGCGGCGGCCCGCTGGGCAGACGCAACCATTGCCTCAGTCTCGCTCTGCGCCTGCTGACGAGCCTGCTCGAGCATCGCGTTGACCTCGGTGGATGTCATCGCCGACATCGGAGTAGCCTTACCACATGCGCACATCTCATTCTCCAATCTCAATCTCGAGCGCGGCGAGTTCATCCGCCAGACTCGCGTACTTCATCTTCTTATCGTCGATGCCCGGGATCCCGCAGGATCCTGCGAGCAACGCGATCTCATCCTCAAGCGTCATCGTCGTGCGATCCACGACGCCGGCCGCGACGAGCGAGACCTGCTTGCCGTTCGTCAGCCCCGTGCCGATGCGTGGGATCGGGAAGCCAGGCACGTTGACAGCCAGAAGGGCAACCATACGGAGAGCTCCGCCAATGCGACGCCAGTCCCCACTGAGAGCGGAAGCCCGAAGGGCATGAATATGCTCACCAGAAACGCCAGGCCGCACAGCACCAGCGATCCAGATGCCATACTCGTCAGTGCCACAAGTGACATCGGCGACGGCCGTACCCGTGTCACCGTAGTGGTCGATGGCCTTGGCGACGGAGAGGCCACGAGTCGCAGCATGTGACGTACCCAGCGTGATCTGACCAACCGCGACACGATGACCCTCCGCGGTGAGAACCTCACCGGTGGTAAAGTACGAGTAGTTGTTCTCCATCGGCGGTGTGACGCACGTGTCGGCGAATCCGGTGTGACAGGTACCCCACGTCGCGGCGTGTCCGAAGACACGACCGTCATCGGTCACCGTCACCGGCGTCGGACCACTCAATGAGGGATTACCGAACCACGCGAGCGGAGCCGACTGCGGCACAGCCGCAACGATCGACTCGATCTGCAGTGACAGTGCTGGAGGGATGCGACCGGCGGCCTTGAAGTGCTGCGCCATGTGATCGTACGCGAGTCGAAGTTGCGCGGTGGAGAGTCCGAATGTGCGACCACTGTTGATCGACTTGATGTGCTCAACGCATGCCGTCAGCGATGCCTTACCGGGCTGACCGTCCTCGTCGACCTCATGATGCAGGAACCGACACTGCCGACGAGTGACCGTGTCGTCGATGTTCTCTACGTACGCGAACGCGCCAGCGGCAACGAGACCATCAAGTTCACCGTCACCGAGTCGCAGCTCGTGCTGGAGACCACTCCACGGTGCATCCGTAACGGATGCGACGACCGCATCAGCCTCACCCTTCTTCGTCAGGCGAATCGACGCCTCGACGAGCGCGGGGAACGCGACGAGCGTCGCACCACGGATGCGACCGGCGTGAAAGACCGTCTTCGTTGGCCTCGCGGTCATGTCATTGGGATCATCACCCACCGCGAACTCAAGCTCGACGTCCGCGTCGGCGATCTGGTCCGGATCGATGGAGACACCACCCGCGAAGCCATCGCGAACCTGCCGGAACGCACGGAGACCGTCGGGGTCGTTCACGTTGAAGCGACCCTTCCCCATGATGGTTCGCGGGTTCTCTGGAGCACGCCACATCTTGTCGATGCGACCGGCGGTGACGCTGCCCTTGTGCTCACCGAGGTTGGCGAACGCGACCTGGAAGGGATGAATCGTCTCCTGGGTATCACCCCATGTCAGTGACCCGCCGGAGAACATTCGTCCGTCACCCGTATCACTGTCCTCGGCGACGATGGGTCCGATCCAACCACCGTCGTAGTCACCGAGCTCGGCCTCGAGGTCGACGGTCTCTCCCGCCGCGGTCATCGCTTCCACAAGTTGAGCCTCCAGTGCCTCGATCTCCACAGCGGATGGAACACCCTTATCGCCGTGCTCAGTGGGCCACTCACCCGTGGCTGCGTGATGATACTCAGCGCAGAGGCCACCAGGACTCTTCACGCCCTTCTCACCCAGTAGCGCGATGCAGCGATCCATTGAACCATCAGTGCCCCATCCAACCTTCGCCGCACCGGGACCACGTGTCCAGTAGTGCAAGAGGTTGTGATTACCGCCCTTGCGGTTGACGTCACTCTCCTTGCCACCAGCGAGTGTGACATCGACACCATGCACCTTGGCGTCTGCCTGCACGCCATTCGCATACTCTGCCACTGGGTTCGCCTCCACAGTGTCTGAACTCGCAGTGCCATCATACAACGGAATGTCAGTCACCTCCGAACCGAACGCGATTCGGACGTGATCAAGGCGAATGGGGCCCTCACGGTCTTTCAGCGTCTCAACGATGCTGGCATCATCGGTGTACGCCAGTGTGATGTGTGGAACCCAAGGCTTGTGCTGCTCGGGCATCATATCATACAGCGCGTCATCGGCGACGTTCATGAATCGCTGATACGCACGAGCGAGTTCCTTGCCAGAGAGCAAGAGAACGACGCACGGTTCCTTGTCATTCGCGTCACTCTGGTTGAACGCCGCGACACTGAAGCCATCGGCATCGACGATCGGAACCTCACGCGCCGCGTCACGCACGTACTCGATGATCCGGTTACGTTGCTCTGGTGTGATCTTTGCCGCGTCACCGAGATACGCAACGGTGGCGTGAAGCTCCTCATCCTCCTCGCCGTTCTCAACGACGAGTCGAGCCATGTCTACCTCACTGGGCAACAGTGCGATCATTGCACCGGTGTGAGGTGTTCCATCGGCGTTCCGTCCGGCGGCGGTTAGACCCAGTGGGGTGTAGTCACCCTCCAACACACGAAGCACGTCATCTGCTGAGAGTTCACCCTCATCAGAGGTGAGTTCACCGCTGCTGTACGCGGCCTCATACTCGGCGAATGTCCCATCCCAGTCGGCTGGAACCATCGCAATGTCTGACCCATCAGACCACGGGAACGTCATGACGATCCACCACTATCCTTTGCGATGACGCGCATATGCACACTAACGTGTCCACCTGACTGAGTGACACTAATGATCTGGTATGAGAGATGCGCGGCGAGTAGCATCTCGTTCTCACCGCCGTAGTTACTGAACGCCTTCACATATGCCATCGGCGTGCCCTCAGGACACTCAATGGTCATGCGAATCGGCTTATGCCCAAACGCCGCTGCACCGCCAACACTCGCGGAGAAGAAGGCCTCCTGCTTGAACTCGGTGCCCTCCTTCGCCTTGATCTCGGCGTAGCTTCCCCACCCCGCGAACCAGCCGTTTCCACGATGAAGTGTAATGGGCTTCGTCGTCGGCCGCATGCCCGCCTGCGCATTATTCACATGTGTCTGCGTCGACTGCGTCGCACCGCTGTAGCCGCGCAGGTAGTTGTTCATGAGAGTGAAGCCAGTGTTGCCCGTGTAGTACTTCAGTGACTTTTGCTGTGAAGGCGCCATTGAGCCGTGTGTCGTCTGCATCTGCGCCCAGAGCGCGGATGCCTCGCCTGTCGAGACGACAGGGTAGTTCGTCGCGTCGTTCTTGTTCCACGCCGGTACGTTATGCGAGACGTCTGGAACCTTCTGGCTCAGTGGAAGACTAGCACTGTACTTCTCTCCCGAGACCGCAGATGCCGATGGTGTGCCAAACGAAGATGTCGACGGTGATGTGGTGGCACTAGGAGACCAAGTGCCGTTCTTGATCTCGGCGGCCTTCTTCTTACCACTGGGCTTACTGAGCCAGTCCTTGACCTTTGTAGTGAATGAGTGCGCATTCGGTACGCCGAACTTCTTGGCACCTTCCTCATCGACGATCGCAAGGACCTGCCCGGGTGTAATAACCTCGGTCTTACCCTTTTGAACGGCGTTCCAGTAGATGTTCTCGGGCTTTTCCTTGAGATACTTACCGTGAGCACTCGACTTGAATGCGCTGAACAGATCAGTCTTAAAGTTGTCACTAATACCGGTGTTAGGCCCGATGTCCGCGTCACCGAGTGCCTCATCAACCGTCAGCGAGGTCACCGTGCCCGACGTCTTCTTTGCAGCGAATGCCGCGCCAACACCCTTCTTTGCGACCTTCTTTGCGATGCTCGGCGTCGGTGTGGGAATCGCTGGGTTGAGTTCCTTGAACGCCTTCACACCGTTTGGTGTCTGTAGCCAGTCATGCACCTTCGTCGAGTACGCCGGCTTCGGTGTACTCATCGGTCCTACAGATCCAGGTGGAAGACTCAAGTGATGAACTTCATCGAGAAGTTTAAGCGCCTCACTATCGCTAAGTGCAGCGATCTGTGGATCACCGGACATCTTGGCCTTGGCGACGTGCATACTCTTATAGATCTTCGCAGCGGACCAGGCGGGCGAGACCTTCTCTGCCTTGAAGTGCTTATAGAGGTTGAACTTCTGCGCGGCTGTGAGATCACTAGCGAGTGACGGTGTCGTTGTATTTGGCGCACCAGCCGCAGGTGCATTCACCGCTGATACCGCTGACGTTGCGATCGCAGGTGGATCACCGAGGTGCCACTTCGATAGGCCAAACGCCGGTGCAAACTCGTTGAACTCGTCGACCTTCATGTTGACCCAGTACTCACCGTCGGACGGCGTGTTCACGAGTACGTGACCAGGGACACCCATCTTTACCTGTACGAGACCTTTTGGTGTACTGTGCCACCCAATACTCGAACCGATGGGGTATGCCTCATGAAGAGCGATGTCCGCGATCTTTGACGTCGGATGCGTTGGCGATGATGTGACATCAACCGTCTCGGTGACGACGGTCGGACTTGGAGTCGTATCACCCAGGGGGTGAGGCACCGCAACGTCGACCGCGTCTTCACTCAGGCCGTACTTAGCGAGGATCGCCTTCTTACGTGCCTTGAGTGTCGTTGCCATTGAGGCTGGCAGGCCCGCGTCTTTAGCGAGCTGATCGATCTGCGCATCACTGACACCGAGGAGCTTCTTCGCGGATTCCTTCTCATCGGCATGTGACATGAGTCCGAAAACCGAGGCGGCCTGCGGATTCTTACTCTTATCCTTGAGACCAGTAAGTGAGCTGGTCGGATCATCACCCCAGTCCGTCTTCTTACCGCCTTGCGCACGGTACTGCAGTGAGCCGCCCACGTCGATGCGCCATGGCTTGCCATTTGACTCAACGATGTTGTCGTGTGTGAGGCCGACGACATCGTAGTTCGCGAGCCAAGCGTCAACCGCGAATCCGCTCATGACATCGTACTTAAAACCACCCGCTCCCGTGAGCTTACTCTTCGCACTCACCGCGTTCGGCACGAGGGGTGAGACGACGACGTTCTTCCAGCCGTCAGGATGATTCGTACCGTGCTGTACATTCGGCACATCGATACCTGCAGCGTTGTACAGCGCCGCCGCAAGCACCTCGTTCTTAGCGTGAGCCTCAGACTTTAGTGACTTGACGTAGTACTTCTTACCGTCGGGAGCCTCATAGAGACCACCGAGGTTTGAGCCACCCTGACCACCGATCTGCTTCCATCCCGTGAGGTCGATGTGCTGTGCGACCGCGGGAGTAGACGGTGAGTTAAGTGCGGGTGTTGACGGCTCATTGATCGGCTCATTGATCGGACCAATGAGTGATGGTGCCTCCGTCGTCTTCCACTTCGCAGATGGCGGCAGATCACCGTCCTTCACGATGCCGCCGAGACCCCAACCACCACCTGGCTGCTTCTTAGCGAGCTTAACGACACCAACGCCACCATAAGATGACTTTACGAGCTTGTACTTCCCATTTGTGGAGTACATCGGCTCGCCGGTGTCGAGTGTATGCTGCACTGCTGCGTTGCTGCCCACAGGGCCAGCGATAGCGGGTGCTGCGACGGGATGTGGAATATGATTCAGTGACGGAGCGGCATCGAGTGGGTTAGCGTGAGAGACCTCGGTCTCCTGCTTACCTGAACTAAACCACTGTGATTGACCGAAGTGTGTACTAAGATGCGCATACAGCTTACTCTTCTTGATGTCACCGGTGACGATATCACCGTTAGCATCCTTGATGTCGTAAGATGCACCGTTCCATGTAATCGTGTCACCATCATCATTCTTTGCGATGATAGTGCCAGGCGCGTACTTCGCGTGAATGAGACCGTGTGTGATCTTAACCGGCGTACTTGACCCGGTGGTGAGAGAAGGCGACGGCGTGGCAGTCACATGCTGTGCGAGATACGCCTGCGCCGCTGCGGCACCGTCATTGTCGAGAACATCAAGCGCGAATTGCTGCTGCTGCTCATCAATGTGACCGGCGTCATGCGCGTCGTAGATCTGCTGCTCAACGTCCTTGTTCTTCGCCTTGTTGTGTTTCGTCATTGCCTGCATGAGGAGCGGCTGCACCTCATGCGCATCAAGACCGTCTATCGCAAGCTTATCGAGAAGATCCGACTGCTGATCTGCAGAGATGAAGTCCTTGGCAGCGGCCTCGTTGATCTGTGACTCGATGACCGATGACGATCCCGTATCACCGCCGTCTTCGTTATTGGCGGCGTACCACGCGTTTGCGACGTTGTTCATTTCTTCATACGCGGCCTGCAGCTGCGCAGTCGACTTCGCGTTCCAGATGGCCTTCTGAAACTTACTGTGCTCTGCGTCGGTGAGTGCACCGTCCTGGTAGTACTCATCGAGATCCTTCATCGCACTCGGAGCAAGCTCGTCGAAGCCCTCGAGGTGCGCGGGAGTACCCGTCACCGGTGGCACTAGTGACGTGATGTCCGTATCAGGATTGAAGAGATCAGGTGCGTCGTCAACGCTCTGTGCCTGGTCCATATCCTCCAGGTGCATCTTTGCCTTCGCGGCGCCGGGAATGCCCTCGTTGATGGCGTCATCGAGTAGCGTGTTGATGTGCGCCTTGTCTTCATCCTTGATGTTGGCCCACTGCGTCTGCGTGACCTTGCCAACATCATTGATGAAGTACTTCTTATCTCCCTCTGGATATGCATCCCACTGTGCAACACCCGCGTGAGCATCCTTGATGAACTCGACGAGGTCGCCCGGAAGGCCCTCGCCCTTCTTAATGAACTTACCGTCCTTGCCACGTGGGTGCTGCGCGTTGAACGCGGCGTTGACGGCGGCAGTAAGTGGCACGACCTTTACGATCCCATTTGCCATCAAAATTGGACCGTTGGTTACCGCTGCAGGAGAGTCGTAAAGTGTCTTCAGGGAGGTCTGGGAGGCCGTGATCTGGTCTTCAACGTCCAGATCGTACACCGTCGTGCACCGGCAGTTGATGATCTCACCCGGATCACCACTCGGATCACCCGGGAATAGGAGAAGCTCACCACCGACGTCAAAGTGACCACTGATGGCTACTCGCTGACCGTCAGCCGCGAGATGTGACGGTCGAGTGTGAGTGTCGTGTGTCGCCACCCACTCCTTCACGCCATTGAGATCGGCAGCGTGCGCGAGCTCCATCATCTGCTGCCACTCACCGCCGTTGATCGCAGAGATGACGGCGGTCTGTGCGATGACCTTGGCCTTCTTCTCCTTCACATCGGCGACGTTGTGAACACGCATGGCGAGCTGCGCGATGGACTCACCGTCCTGCGAACCGGCGATGAGTGCATCCTTCGCGGTCTGCCACAGCTCACTCGCAAAGTCCGTGATCCAACCGTGCATCTGCTGGAGGAAGTTCGCGGTCTTTTCATCTGCGACGTGCACATCACCCAGTGGGGAGACGACCTTCTTACCGGCATC